AGCGTTGGCAGCAATGTCTTCGACGCTTTTGCCTCCCCTCCACATCGCGTCGCCCGCTTGGTCCCAGAAAGAGGCGGGCTGATCTACCTTAGGATCGTAGCCCATGCCCGTCAGGTCCTCCGGGTAGACCGGGTAGACCGTGGGCGTCTTGTAGGTGGGGTCAGAAACAAAGCCCGGCCGTTTCGCTGCCACACCCGGTCCCACCTCCGGAGCAAACATAGTTTCGCTTAGGGACCCTGCAATAATATCCTGCTCCGTCCCCCTACCAAGTATCTGGTCCCACTGAGCCTTTGACTGCCCCGCGCTGGCTTTTGCCGCGTCCCTTGAGCCAATAGCCCAAGGAGAAGCCGCCATTTTATGCCCCATGAGAGTTCCTGATGAGTCGTAAATAGGCGTTTTCCCCGTAAAGTTGGAACTAATAGCATCCCCAATGCTCGTACCCGGATTGAATAAAGATCCTATCCCGCTAAAAGCAAGGGACGTGCCTCCGGAAACCAAACCCGATTTAAGTGCGTCCTTTAGATTCCCGCCCCCAACCAGAGTTCCTATGCCGCCTCCCAGAAAAGCCGCGCCAAATGTCCCCGCACCAAAAGCAGGCCCAAGAAACGGGATACCAAAAGCAGCGGCCGCCATTGGAAGAACAATAGGCGCGACCTTCTTGACAACACCGGCGACTTTCTTGAATACGTTCTTGACCGCCCGGAATACACTGGAAAAAAAGAATTCCGGCAAACCCGTAACCGGATTTATGCTGTTAAGATCGTTTCCTACGACAAATTCCTGTGGGTCAAGACCCATTTCACGCATCTGACCAAAAAGAAGTTCCCGAACCTTCGGATTGGCGTTGAGGACCTCCATGGGAATGACCGTTTCGCCCTCAGCGGCGTGAACCACATAAATGTCGCCGTTCCGTCCAAACTCCGCCAGCTTCCGGGCCTGATCTTGGAAAGAGCCAAGGCCAATGGGTGCTAATTCGTAATCAGGGGAAACTTCCGAGAAAGACCCTATCCCGTTGTGTTGTGTAGAGTGGGTTTGCTGCAACATTACGAAAGCTCCAAAACACTCGCAAAGACATAAATCTTCGACGCTGTATCACAATTAAATATAAGCGCGTCTCCTGCCTCCAGAACAAAGGGGCCTGCGAGAGACAAGTCTGCGAGAGTTCCCATGCTATTCTTCTCCAACGTAATCGTTACAGAAGCGGAACTGTCGGTGATCTTTGGGTAAACCACTATGGTCCCAGAATGACTATTATACAAGTTTATGTTTTTGACAACGGCCTGAGTTGCACTGGGACATGTATAAGAGATCACATCTCCTGTCGCTCCCACCAAACTAGCAATGTTTTTATATGCTGAAGCCATTATTCCATGAACCACGTTACGCCGTTAGTGTCGTCCTCTCCGCTCACTACGGAGGGGAAATCCATTTTCGTCAAGGCCATTTCAAGATCCCGTAGAATCCTTACAAAAGTATCCGGATCATATTGATCGGGAGCCATGGGCATCGCGTGATCCAGTAACTTAGCCATTACCGTCTCCCGTCAGGTCGTAAGCCAAGTCTGAGGTCACCCAAGGTCCAGGTGATATCCGTTGTGTCGCTCTCAATCCGCAAGGCAGCCTGCCTAGAACGGCTCCGCAAAAAAGCCTGCTGAGTGGATGCCTTAACGGCATTTGTGGAGTTCGTGGTAAGACTATCCCCCGGGTAGTTCCTTGTTTTCAAAATATAGTTTACGGAAGCCTCCGCATCGGTACTGGTTATGTCAATATCCGGTATCAAACGATCAATGAACATGAACTGCTCACCGTCTCCAAGATCGAAGTCAGCCGACTCGATGAAAGACGCCATGGCGGACCCATCAGCGTCATCGCCGCTTTCGTGTATATAGATATAGTTTGTATCACTTGCCTGTCCGGAGCCTCTTGGGTTGTCGTGAATTCCGTAGTCCACCCAAGCAGTTCTGGAAAGAGTCCCCAGATCCCATGTGTTCTCTGTAAAGTTAAATTTAACGTAGCGGTCTATTTCGGACGCATCGGCACTTGGATAGAACCAAAACACCTCGTCAAACATCTTGTTGGATGCAGCAAAGCATTTGAAGTTCTGTTCCAGATTGATGTCATCAAACACGTAACGCAGAAGAGTGCATGGAATAACCTGAACACGGCCCGTGTAGACGAAGAAGTTTTCGCGGTCCATCCAGAACACTTTGTCCCCCACAGTTGTGGCGGCATTTGGTCCTATTATGGACACATTGTTTGCCAGCATACTGATACCAAAAGTAAACGGAGGCCCTACAAAACGCATGGCATGGAGAGACGAATCCGTCCAGACAAGCATCTCCTGACGTGTTTTCTGGGCAGCGATTATCTCGGAACCAGAGGAGATCCTCTGGGAGCCTGCCGTATTGGTAGCCGTAGGAGTCCAGTCAAAGGGACCTTCCTGATCCGACCAACGGATCATTAACAGGTCTTGCTCTGTTTCGCCTATAGGATTGCATCCCAAACAAACTATATGGCGATCCGCACCTGACACCATTGTCCTTCGCGTAATGGTGGGGGCACCTGAAGCCCCCGTTTGAGAAGCAAAAGTCGTTGCCCTGTTTTCCAAACCTAGGGTCTTATCCCAATAGTAAGGCGCTCCGTCATAAACATTAAACGCAAGGTCTTCGCCCCAGTTGTCTTGAGCCCATAGCCGAATATTTGATCCAGATCCTGCGGTGGTGGCCGAGGCTTGTCCAAATCCTACGAAATCATTAGCCTCTTTAACCACTGTATCATCAGCATGGGCTGCTGCTGTAGTTCCCCGAACCCCTCTTACAACCCCTGCATTAACTGTATTAGATGATTTACCCGTGTACTGAAGCAGTTCATCCTCGATTAAAACAAGCCCAACAAAAGTTATGGCATCCCCGCTAGAAGAACTCGCCGCCGTGGTTCCGTCGTCTCCCCTTGTCAAACCTCCGAAGACATTCCCTACATTAGTTCCATAGCGAATGTTTTCGCTTCCTATCTTGATAGTACCCTTACTGGGAAAACCAGTGGTGTCGGCTCCGGCAATGGTTGTACTGGCAGCGGTAAGATTCGCGCCTGTTGTAGTGGCCGCTACCTCAAAATTTGCTGCACTCGTCAGAATGAAAGTTGTGTCAGAATTGCTTATCCCACCGCTATCATTCAAGGTAGTCTGTGAATAACCTGTACTCAGACCTCCCCAAAGACCGGCCCCAAATCCAGTACCAGTTACAACCGTGTCGAGACCCGTATTTATCTGATAGGTAGCAACAACAGCGGAACCCCCGCCAGCAGTGGATCCAGAAGAAGCGGATCCTGTGGTTGGTATTGTGTAGCTGTTCGAGTCTATGAGAGTAAGCTTATGTTCCGTATTCAACAGAGACGCCGCGATACCATCCGTAGTTGTCGCTCCACTTAGCGTAACAAAATCCCCGTCTACCGCGCCGTGGGCCGGTGCAGTAACCGTTACAACACCACTCGACGCATCGCCTGTTGTAAGGGGGTCTGCTCCGAGAGTAGTTGTAGCTCGAATAGGGGTAACATCATTATACCCGCCACCCTCTTCTATATAGAATTTGGTTTCGGTTCCAAGGCCCATGTACTTGGAGCCGTCCAACGCGGCCCACACATGAAGGGATCGTCCAGTTCCCTTTATGGTGTTACTACTAAGACGGGTCCAGCCGCCCATTTTCTCAGGACGACCTTTGCGAAAACGCACTAGGTCGGCATTAAACCAGCCGTTTTCATCTCCGTAGGATGTGGTTTCCCGGTTAACTCCAGGACGAAACTGTATCTTGGATAATGGCATACTATATCTTCCAAAGCATTCCGGCCATTAAGACGATCACTGCTCCGGCGGAAGCAATCATAATCAACGCAAGGCGTTTTATCCGCTCAATAGTTTCTTTCCACCGCTCCGAGCAAACCGCTTCATGGGTGTTTAGTTTACCTCTTACTTCTTTAGCTGTCTCCATTGCCACCGCCGCCGCCGCCGCCGCCGACGACCGCACGTTTGTGCCATTGAAACT